CTGATGGTATCCGACGCCGCTGCTCTCAAGGAAGGCATGCAGGCTTGGCTTGAGGCCAAGGAGCGCGAACAACTGGCAATCGATGAACGGCGTGAGATTGAGGATTACCTCACTAACGCCATGTTCGCCCTCTCCGAGGACTTCGAGGGTTCCCAGAGCCTCACACTCGATGACTACAAGCTCACCGTCACTGGTCGCATGAACCGCAAGGTGGATGCAGATAGAGTACAAGAGCTTGCACGTGAGCATGGGCTTACTGCGGCAATCGAAGACCTATTCAGTTGGAAGGCCGATGTACGCATGACCGAATGGCGGCAAGCCGACCCAGCCATAACCGGATTGTTCTCTGAAGCAATCACCACCACGCCCGGAAGACCGAGCTACAAAATCACACTCAAGGAGGCCAAGTAATGGCTAGTTTAGGACAAATCTATCAGGCAGCGGATATGCCTGAATCAACATTCACCCCGATTCCTGCGGGCTGGTACATGGCCACCGTCAAGGATGCAGACCTGAAGGATACCAAGGACGGAAGAGGGCAGTATATCTCCCTGCAGTGGGAAATTCTTGGCCCCTCCCATGAGGGCCGTCTTGTGTTCGATATCATCAATATCGAGAACGGCGGTGAGAACCGTGAGAAGGTCATCAGAATCGGCATGCAACAGCTTGGCTCGATCATGAGAGCCTGTGGGCTTCCGAAGGTCGGCAACACTGACGAGCTCTTGGGCGTCAGATGCGAGGTCAAGGTGGACCTCGACAAGCCGCAGGAAGGCTATGAACAGCGCAATCGAATCAAGGACTACCGGGCACCGGAGGGCGGCAGTGCAGCTCCAAGGATTGGCACACCCAAGGCGGCTCAGGCGCAAGGCACAGCTCCGGCGGCGAAGGCGGCACCGCCTTGGAAGAAATAGCCGAAACCGCCTACGGGCGGTCTGGACGGGGTGCCCGCCGTCCACAGATGAGGCAGGGCGAAGGAGAACTTACTGATGCCAGAAATTCCCACCAATCCAGACTTTGATATTGAAGCATTGATCGATAAGTACCACGAGTCGCAACAAGAGCGTCCACGTCCGTACATGGGCGTATCCCTCCTCGGTCACCACTGTGAGCGCTACCTGTGGCTGACGTTCCACTGGGCGGTAATTGAACGCTTCCCCGGTCGTATACTCCGGCTCTTCAGGCGTGGGCAACAGGAAGAGGCAAATATAGTCGCAGACCTCCGAGCCATCGGCTGTACGGTGGAGGAATGCCTTGACGATCAACGCCTTCTCGATTTTGGCTGCCACGTTGCAGGCCATCCTGACGGCATCGTCAGAGGCATCCCTGAAGCGCCCAAAACATGGCACATACTTGAAGCAAAGACCCACTCGCTGAGGAGCTTTGAGGAGCTTCAAGCCAAAGGCGTCATGAACGCCAAGTTCATGCACTACGTGCAGATGCAATGCTACATGCTCGGCCATAAACTGACACGTGCCCTGTACTTCCCTGTATGCAAGGACAACGACCATATCAACACCGAGCGCATCGAGCTGGATAAGGAGCTGGCGAATCACTACATCCAACGCGGCCAGCGCATTGCTCTTGAACCGCGTCTGCCGGCTCCTTGCTCTACAGACCCGACTTGGTACCAGTGCAAATACTGCCCCTGTTATAACTTCTGCCATGTCTCCAACCAGACGGTGGAGGTTAACTGCCGCACCTGTGCTCATGCGACTGCCAAGGAAGATGGCACGTGGTACTGCGAGCGCTGGGAGGACACCATACCGCTGGAGAATCAGTACCAGGGATGCCCCAGCCATGTACTGCACCCCGACCTTGTGCCGTACGAGCTGGATATGAAATCAGACTTGGGCGGTGAGCATAGTGCAGTCTATCTCATTGACAACAAGCCAGTCGTCAATGGAGAGGATGGCTATGCATCAAAGGAAATCATCGCGGGCGGGCCCTTCGATGATGCGACTATCGACATGGTCCGCAGGACCTTCAATGGGAGGATTGTATGAGATTGATCAGGGCAGAGAGAGGGCGTGAAAGCCTTATGGTGAGATTTACGGAATTGTCAAACGGCTGGGCTTGGACGGCGACAGTCGACGGCAAATACGGCACCTATGCAACAAAATTTTTCTCTGGGTTCTCGACTGAGGCAAAGGCGCGTGAGAACTTCTTTGCATCCATCGACCAGCTCATGGTCGGATGCTATACAAAGCGTGGACGCGTAGGGGTATCAAAGCGCATGGAAGAGCTTCTGATTGAAGTGAGCCAGGTAGCAAAGAATGGCTGAGCTGCGTCCGTACCAGCGCAAGACAATCGACCAGCTCTGGCTGTGGTTCGAGTACCATGCGCAAGGCAATCCCTGCATCGTGCTTCCCACCGGCTCTGGTAAGAGCCACGTGATAGCGGAGATATGCAGGGAGTCGGTTCAGAGTTGGCCGGAAACAAGGATCCTGTTACTCACTCATCAGAAGGAGCTGATTGAGCAGGACGCTGAGAAGCTCCTCCAGCACTGGCCGTTTGCACCGCTTGGAATCTACTCGGCTGGCATCGGTCGGAGAGAGATGGACAGGATAACGTTCGCATCCATCCAGAGCATCCACCGACGTGCTGATGAGGTTGGGTACATTGACCTGGTTATCATCGATGAGGCGCACCTTGTCAGTCACAAGGACCAAGGCATGTACAGAACCTTCCTGGAAGCCCTCAGACAGGCCAACCCCCAGCTGCGTGTAGTTGGCCTTACTGCCACCCCGTGGCGGCTTGGGCATGGGCTTATAACCGATGGAGATGCACTCTTTGATGACGTGATTGAAGTCACTAGTATCGCACAGCTCCAGAGACAGGGCTATTTGTCGATGCTTAGATCCAAGGTGACTAAGAAGCGCCTGAGTGTAGAAGGCGTACACATCCGTGGCGGCGAGTACATAGAATCAGAGCTCCAGAAGGCTGTGGACAACCGAGACGACAGTGAAGCGGTAATTGATGAAGTCATTGCCCGTGCAGGCTCAAGGAAGGCATGGCTATTCTTCTGTACCGGTGTGGAGCATGCCCAGCATGTGTGTGACATACTGAAAGAGCGGGGAATTACTGCAGCTTGTGTGACCGGAGAGACTCCGAAGGCTGAGCGCGAGGCCATCCTTGATGCATTTAAGCAGGGCGAGATTAAAGCTCTTACAAATGCAAACGTACTGACCACCGGCTTTGATTATCCAGATATCGACCTCATTGTCATGATGCGGCCTACCATGAGTCCGGTGCTCTACCTGCAAATGGCTGGACGTGGACTCAGGCTGAAGTCAGACGGAGGTGACTGCCTGGTACTCGACTTCGCCGGTGTTGTTGCCATGCATGGCCCTATCACCCAAGTCAAGCCACCACGCAAGAAGGGCGAACGCCAGGGCGTAGCTCCTTCTAAGGTATGCCCGCAGTGCGAGGAAATCATAGGCGCAGGAGCGAAGGCATGCCCCTCGTGCGGCTACGAGTTCCCCCAGGAGGAACACAAGGCCGACTGGTATCTAAGAGACGACGACATATCGGGTCTCGAAAATATCGTCATGCAGGTTCGCTCTTGGCAGTGGCGGCTGCATATCGGCAAATCGAGCGGCAAGCAGAGCCTAGAGATTACCTACTACGGAGCGCTCAGTGATCCTCCAATCAGAGAGTATCTTGTTGTGTTCCACCCCGGCTATGCGGGCGAGTGGGCCATGAGCCAACTCCGTGACATAGCAGAGCAGGCAGGGGTCGACATCATGGCACAGGAGACACCGGAGGCGCTGTGCGAAGCGATGGAAGCGGGCAGGCCGCCGAGTGAGATTGAGTTCAGAAAGAACGGTAAGTTTTACCGGGTGAAGCAAAGGATATGGAAAGAGGAGAGAGAGGATGGAACTGACAAGAGCAGGAGTTACTTCAGTCAAGATGAAATCTACGATGGAATTGGCCCTGGGCCATTCTTCCTATGACGGAGATGTGAGCATTGCAGTAGGACTGAATGGAGCGCAGAGCGGTGCAATGATTCGTGAGTTCAAGAACCTCACGAGCACATTTCGCCGGTCTGCAGGGTTGAATGGAATCCACGATGTGATGGCTGTTTGTTCAGGCTATGAGAAGATTGTCAATGAGCAGGGAACCCACCACCGGTTCTCCGGAGAGATTAAGGGTTCGCCAAACGGAATAGCCTCAACAACATATGTGAAGCACAAGATCAAGGGCGAGAAAATGCTTTTGGTGGACTCTGAGCGGGTCAAGATTTTGAGCGAGCAGCAAATCTCTGAGGATGAGGTCAAGCTGGTTCACCAGCTCATTGATGAAGCTATAACAATTGTCCAACACGCCATGGACAAGGGCCATCAACAGGAGTTGTTTGATGCGATCAATGAAGAACTTTGCCCCGAAGAGACCATTGAATTAGACGATGAGGACGAAGGGGATGAAAACAATGATTAAGTCTCTATTGTTCGTTTCCAGCATGGCACTCGGTGCATGGATAGGAGTTGTCGGGGTGATAGTGGCCGTCATCGCTTGGGGAGCATGGGAGGTAAGACGTGGAACGAAGTAGGGAAGTTATTGAGGCTGATATTGCCACTTTCACGGCCGCCATGCGCCAGAAGCTCGAAGAGAACTCACATAAGGGCTACTGGGACAAGATGACGCTGTTGGGGCTGCTCTATCTGCTCTCCAACGAAGTCGAGGAGCTGACTGACGCCATCCTGATCAAAGACTCGGTGGAGATCATGCGAGAGGCGGCTGATGTCGGCAACTTCGCCATGATGATTTGTGCAAATGCGGGGAGGGATAGGGATGCCAAGAGTCTTCTCAATCGAACGGTTCAAGGCTGATGGTGCCATCACCAAGCGACAAATGCGTAAGGCCCTGCGCTCAAGGTGGCCGCAGGAGTGTGACGGCAAGCCGGTTGTAGAGCTGGCTATGAATCAAGGATACATAATCCTCCAAAAGTGGACGGAGGAAAAGGAGAGCAGGAATGAGTAAAGTGATAAATGAGCATGACGTAAGCGTACTGGAAGTGAGAGACAAGTGCATTAGCATCGGTATCAATGCAACCAAGATTATCATCATCCGAGAAGTCGGTGCAATCGACACCGTAGTTGTGGAAGGCAGATATAGTCCACTCTTACAGGGAGGCATAGTAGACCTCCCAGAAGGCACCGGTGTAATTACAGCCGGCGAGAAACTGCCAGAGATTGACCCGAGCGTAGCGGCATCGGCAGTAAAAGCTGCCACTGCTATTAAGGTTGAAACCATCCAGAAGCCCAAGCACGCCGGAGGGCGGCCACGCAAGGCAGTCAAGGCAGAAGAGCA